TTGAGCGTAACGCGCCTGAAATTCCGGCTGTCTATTCCAGATATTTGAGAAAGGGAGTGAATGGCGATTTAACAGCGTTATTCACGGCTGAATTGGTTAAGGCTTTGGGAATCTCGTTTGTTATTGAGAATCCTCAATCATCAATGATTTTTGACAAGTTGGNTTGAGCGTAACGCGCCTGAAATTCCTGCCGTCTATTCAAGATATTTGAGAAAGGGAGTGAACGGCGATTTAACAGCATTGTTTACGGCTGAGTTGGTTAAGGCTTTGGGAATCCCGTTTGTTATTGAGAACCCACAGTCATCAATGTTGTTTGAAAAGCTGAAGCGCGAGGGGTTGAGTTTTGTGAAGAACGTAGCCTGTTACGCCGCATATAGCGATGATTTCCCACTTAAGAGGACTGGCTTTGCTTCCGGCATAGCGATGAATTTAAAACAGGCAAAACGCGCGAAATTTGCATTTGGCGATTGGAAAGGAAGCCGTCATATCGTGCGGTCATCTATCCCTGAAGATTTAATAAAACACATTGTAAGTCACTTTTAACGAGGAAAACGAAATGAAAAACTGGTTAATCGGGAAATTGGGCGGCGTGCCTAAGCAAACCTACATGGACGATATTGATACCTACGGTGCAATGTTGGATATGTACGCCAATCAGTTTTACAAGCTGGAGCAGGAAAACACGGATATCACTAAGCGAAATTACAATCTGGAAAAGGAAAACGCAGGCATGAAAGCCGAAAAAGCCGAAATGGAAAAGGCGGCGGAAATGGTCAGCGCGAACCTGTCGGAAACAATCAGCCGTCTGAACGATGAAAAACGCACTTCCAACGGCTTGATGGCAAAGATGACCGCTCAAACGCAGAAAATCGAAGAACTGCAAGCGGAAATTGAAGCGAAGAACGCAGATCTTGCACGAGTGAAATCAGATGTTATCGCAATCTCAAAAATTAAATCCGACACGACACTGAAAACAGAAAACCAACGTCTGCGCGCTGAAGTGGAGTTACTGAAACGCAATAAATTCAAGCGAGGCCGCAAATGATGACGATGTTTCTTATTGGGCTTGGGGTAATAGCGGTACTTATCGGGATCACCGTTTTGGTAGATATGCCGCCGATTGATGAATTTGGACAACGTGTGAAAAAGGATTAAGGGAAATGGAAACTAAAAAATGCAACAAATGCCGGAAAGTAAAACCTTTATCCGAAATGGATAGACGCAGAGACAAAAAAACAGGGGAATTTAAATATCTGTCTTGTTGCAAATCCTGTAAAGCGGAATATCAAAACCAGTACATCCGAGAGAATCGAGATGAAATCAACCGAAAACAGCGCGAGCGGACGGCGCGAATCAGAAAAGAGAAGAAGAAAGAGCAGGCGAAACTTGAACCATGCAAGCCTGTGTACGTTGCGCCTAAGTCTAGGGTTTGCAAATGCTGTAAGCAGGAAAAGCCGATTAGCGAGTTTTATCAAAAATATCAAAACAGTGATGGAGCCTGGGTTTATTACTGGCAGTGCAAGGCCTGTAAACGAGAGGCTTACAGAGAAAAACACGGCGTTAAGCCAGTTCCAAAGCCGCCTAAGCCGAGCGTGTGGGATTTGACGGTTATGCCGAAAATAAGCGTTGAAGATACCGTACAAATTGCAAACGAAGCGTTCCCCTTGTTGAGCAATCAGTATTGGAAAGTTGGGGAAGCCCAAAACATTTACAAACAATTCGGCAGAAAGTGGGATTACTTATGAAGCTTGCAGTATTTTTGATTTGCGTATCGGTTTCAGTGTTGGCGATTGGCTTTGTCGAATGGGTCGCAAAGAAAGTACGCAACCAAGATGACGATTGGGGTGGGCATTGGCCGTATTAATCCCGATTGAGCAAATAGTAGAGGCGGCGGAAAGGGCAAATGTTCTTTCCCTGCCTTACCCGATAAGCACTAACCGATATTGGAAAACGTTTAGGAACAGGCAGGTGTTAAGCAAGGAAGCGAGGGCATACAAGCTTTGCGTTTCTCACGCGGCAGAAAAGGCAGGTTTTAGGCCGTCTGAAAAAGATGTGATCCTGTTTGTCAGCCTGGTGCCAAAGATGAACAAGGACGGCACGGCAAGCAAGGTAATACTTGACCTTGATAACTGCCTAAAAGTCGCTGTCGATGCCTTGCAAGGCGTTGTTTATCACAACGACAACCAAGTCAAATCTATTTTATCAACATATTCGAGCGAGCCAAGAGAGAACGGTGGGCTTGATATTGGGATTGCGGAGATTTAAGAAGTGGTTAAAATTTTTTCGATTGTTTCGTCATTAATTTTTCTTCACTTTGGTTATTTTGTAGCCAAAATTTTAATCAAATTAGATTTAACCAAAAAATTAACCATTAAGCTTGATAGTGAAAATATAACGACAATCACGCCGATGTATTTTTTTGTTGTCGCATGGTTTTTAATGACCTGGGGTGTTTTGCTTTTGTCATTCTTCCTGCATGGGGAAGTGCATAAATGAGCAAAACCAAAAAGGAAAAGAAGCACCTTGAGCGCGTGGCTTCTATCGGTTGTATCGTCTGCCGTAACAGTGGGCGATACGACATACCGGCAGAGGTACACCATATCCGAAACGGTGCAGGGATAGGACGGCGGAACAGCCATTTTGAGACGATTCCGCTATGCCCTGCACATCATCGGACTGGTGGGGTAGGGATAGCCTTTCACGCCGCGCCGCGAACGTTTGAGAGCCTGTACGGCACAGAAAGAGAATTGTTGAAACAGGTTGAGAGGATTTTAAATGGCTGTTGATTGTTTGAACTGAAGAAGTGGTTTGGAGTGTGACGAGGTGGATTTGGAGATTGTTAGCGTGAAAGGACGTTTGAAATGAGTTGGATTTTAGTAATATTTTTGGTTTTAATTGGAATAGTCATCGGTGTATTAGGCTTTGTTATTTGGTTTGGCATAAATTTCAGAATACTTAAATGAACGAAGCGAAATTCACACTGACACCGCAAAATGCGCGCGGCGTCATGCGGTCGATTTGGGACAACCTGAACGGGTGGTTCGAGAATGGAAATTTGGACATCACGATCCGCCCATACAAAGCCAAGCGCAGCCATGAGCAGAATAAACGACTTTGGGCTATTTACGGCGAATTAGCAGATAAAGCATGGGTCAACGGCAGGCGATACAGTGCAGAGACATGGCACGAGTATTGCAAAGGAATGTTTCTAGGTTATGAGCTTAAAGCCATGCCTGACGGAAGCGAGCTTAAAACGCCGATAAGCACGACAAGGCTGAATGTGGCGGAAATGACAGAGTATCAAAACAATATCCAATCATGGGCGGCGAACGAATTTAAAATCAGTTGGAGCATGTAGATGTACAGGAACGTGGAACAAGTCTTACTCGATGTGTATAAAATCAGGGGCGTGAGAATGGAGCCGATGAACAACACGGCTTCTGTCATGCACTGGTGCGAATCAAAGGGCGTGATGGGCGGCGGTGGGGATTTGACGCAAGCCGAAACCCACGCAAACGCCGCGATGATTATCAGCAGAATTGAGCGCGTATTGAACCGATACGAGCTTGCAGTAGTGGAGTGTAAATACAGCGAGGACTTGAGCGGGATTGTGGATATTACCGCCTATATTGAGCAACAGAACGAGGGCGTGAACTTGCTGATATGTGATGCGCTGGTGTCGCATATTTTTTCAGGTAGCCCCAGGCAGATGGAGATACAAGACAGATTTGATATTACCCGCGTAACGTTGTGGCGGAAAAAGAAACAGGTTGGAGGAATTGTGGCCGGACTGCTTGATAGCGCCATTTGCAAACTGGAACCGGAGTTTAGGCAAGCGGGAATTATTGGGTAGCTTGTGTTTATGCTGATAGATTGTGTAAAAATATGTATAATTATTCGGTAATATATTTCGAGTGATGGTAAACCTAAACAGGTAGATGGTTTATTCTAGGAGATGAAGATGAAAAAAACATTGTTGGCAATGATATTGGCAGTAATATCTAGCATGGTGATGGCAAAGTCAGAAGCAGAACAATTTGGATTGCAATATATAGAGACACCGCCAGGAACCAACTATAAAGTCTATGGAAGCGGCGATTTCATGTTCATTGATGCTAGGGCTACGGGCAGATTTGCCTCAATGTCCATTTTAACAATCAAACAACAACAGCAAGCCGGGTATGCGATTATTCCCGCTCGAAATTTTGATGAGATGAATAGAAATGGACAATTCGCACAAACGTACGCCGTCGATTGTGGCATAAAAGTTGTTTATGATGGCAATGGGCAGCCTAACAGGGTCAGCGAATTAAACCCGTTGCATCAGACGGCATCAAATTTAGCTTGCCTAATTTTGGACACGGAATAAGTGATTATCTCTTGACGGCATGAAACACTTTTGATACAATTATGCTATAGTTTGGAAATAGCTATATAAACCGCCTTTATAGGGCGGTTTTTTGCATTTCAGGCAGCCTTAAATCGCGTAGATACCGAGCCGCTTTGCGGTGGGTGTGCCGCAGTAAATCAGCCCCGTGCTTTCGAGCCGGGGCTTTTTTATTGGAGAATGTAAGTGAACAAAAGCCTGTATATCCCTTTTGAAGGGGCGAAGCTGATTGCCGCCGAGTGTGACGGCCAAGTGTATGTTGCCATGCGTCCGATTGTGCAGGGCATGGGCTTGGATTGGGCGACGCAATCCAAGAAATTGCAAAAAAACATTATAAAATATGGGTGTAGGCATATGACTACACCTACCCAAAGCGGGGAACAGGAAATGCTATATATCCCGCTGAAGAAGCTGAACGGCTGGCTGTTCGGTATCAATCCTACCAAAGTCCGCGCTGATTTGCGGGAAACGGTGGAGCGGTATCAGGAAGAGTGTTTTCTGGTGCTGCACGATTATTGGAATCGTGGCGAAGCGGTGCGGGCGAAAGTACAGGCAGAATTGGACGCATGGCGCAATCAGGAAACGGCGTCATTTACGCGCGGAAGTCATGCAGGGCGTGATTTGAATCTGCGTAAGCAGGAAAAGCACTATATTGCCGCCAAAATCAGGCAGTGCGAAGTGAACCTGTTACAGCCCGATTTGTTTCAGACCGCCTGAATTTCAGGTTTCTAGCCATGCCATAACTGGCAAATGGCAAAAGGGGCGGCGTAGCCGTTGAGGAAGATGCCGCGGACGCTTCCAAATCAAACTAGGGGTCGCGCCCTACATACGAGAGAGAGTCTTAACAAAACGCGGTGCAAGTGAAACGCGTTTGCCCGGCCTGAATGGCTGTCATGCCAAGACAGACTATAAAGCGGTTCTTGCCCCCTTCGCCCTATGCCTTGCCGGTGTAGGGCGTTCCATTTTTCTCCATGTGTTGAGTGTGTTTCAGCCGTCTAATTCTGAGAGAGGTCGGAGTTAGACAGTTTCTTTTTTGAGGAGGGTTTATGAGCGACACAAAACGCAAAACAGGCCGTCCGAGTAAATACAGCGGCGAGATAGTAGAAAGAATATGCGAACTGATAGCCGGTGGCATGAGTTTGAGGACTGTTTGTTCACAAGATGGCATGCCTTCAGCTTTTACAGTGTGTAAGTGGCTATCGGAGAATGAAGAGTTTTCTAAACAGTACGCGCGCGCGCGCGAGGAGCAGGCAGACAGTTTTGCTGACGAGATTATCGATATTGCCGATTCTGTCGCCCCTGAAGCAGGTGAAGTGGCGAAAGCAAAGTTACAAATCGACGCCCGCAAGTGGAAGGCGTCCAAGATGGCGCCTAAGAAATACGGCGACAAAGTGGAACAGCAAATCACTGGCAACCTTGCAATACAGGCTGATGTAAAACTTTCCGATTTGTTCTTGAGTGATGAAGAATAAGCTACACCCGAAATTCAGGCCGTTAATACACAAGCACCGATACAAGAGTTTGCGCGGTGGTCGTGGCGGTATGAAGTCTTGGGCAGTGGCAATGGTATTGGTAGAGCTTGCGCGAAAAGGCCGCTTTCGTATCATGTGCGCCCGTGAGCTTCAAAACAGTATCAGTGATTCCGTAATCTCTTTGTTATCAGACACGATAGACAGGGCAGGTTATACGCAAGAATATGAAGTACAGCGTAACCGCATTATTCATCTATCGACTGGATCGGAATTTCTCTTTTACGGTATCAAGAACAACCCGACAAAAATCAAATCCATTGAAGCGATTGATATATGCTGGATTGAGGAAGCGGAAAACGTTTCTGATGAAAGCTGGAATATCCTAATCCCGACTATCCGTAAAGCAGGGTCGGAGATTTGGCTGACGTGGAATCCGAAGAATATCCTAGACCCTACCTATCAGCGGTTTGTAGTCAATCCGCCTGATGATATGGTTGATATTGTCGTTAACTACACTGACAACATCTATTTGCCTGAAGTGCTACGCTTAGAGGCTGAATCATGCAAAGCGCGTGATTATGACCTTTACCGCCATATATGGTTAGGCGAGCCGGTAGCAGATAGCGAGTTGTCTGTAATCAAACCAAAATGGATTGACGCGGCGATTGATTCGCATATCAAGCTGGGATTTGAAGCGACTGGACAGAGAATACTTGGCTTTGACGTTGCAGACGAGGGCGATGATGCCAGTGCAACAATATTGCGCCATGGTTCTGTCGTTATCGATATGGATGAATGGCGAGGCCAAGACGTTATCTATTCCGCCGACAAGGTTTATCTGTACGGACAAGAGGCGAAAGCCGATAAGATTGTCTATGACAGTATCGGCGTCGGTGCTGGTGTGAAAGCGCAGTTTAGGCGTAAGACAGGAAAAGTGCAGACGATTGGTTTTAATGCCGGTGGTTCTGTGTTTAAGCCTGAAGCCCGATACACTGATGACAAGAAAAACAAGGATATGTTCTCAAACATCAAAGCGCAGGCTTGGTGGATGGTGCGCGAACGGTTTTATAAAACATGGCGTGCTATCGAGTTTGGTGATACTTATCCTGTTGACGAGCTTATATCCATATCAGGCAGTCTTAAAGACCTTGAGTATCTCAAAGCCGAATTAAGCCGTCCGCGTGTCGATTATGACAATAACGGACGTGTTAAGGTTGAGAGCAAAAAGGATATGGCAAAACGAGGTATTCCAAGCCCTAACCGTGCCGATGCCTTGATTATGGCTTTTGCGCCTGTACAAGGCGGCCTGAATATCAATCCAAACATTTTGAGCAGAATATGAGTAAAAAGAAGAAACAGCAAAAGGCTGTAAATGAAAAAGCCTTGCGCCGACTGCTTCAGGAATTGCCCGATAAAACTGTTCAGCAGTATGGGTTAGATATGCCGGAGCTTCCAGACGGCGTAAAGGCGAATAATTCAATAGCGATGGACTGTAACAGCAACCTAGGCACATTTGGCGCAGGTTGCTTTTTTAATACCGGCTTTATCGGTTATCCGCGCTTGGCTGAGTTGGCGCAGATTTCAGAGTATCGAAGCGTTACCGAAACAACAGCCAGCGAAATGACACGCCAATGGATTGAGATTAAGTCTATTGGCGAAGATGACAACAGCGGAAAGATTAAACAGATTGAAGAGTGTTACGAGAAACTGAACATTCGTGATGTTTTCCGTAAGGCGATTGAATCGGACGGCTTCTTTGGTCGCGGCCAAATCATGATCCAAATTAAGGGACAAGATAACAACAAGCTAGGTAATCCGCTTCTTCTGACAAGTAAGACCATTGGCAAAGGCTGCTTGGAAGCATTAGTTCCAATTGAGCCAATGTGGACAGCGCCGGCACAATGTAATACGACAGACCCGACGGCCAAAGACTTCTACAAGCCTAAATCTTGGTTTGTGATGGGGCGGGAGATTCATCATAGCCGACTGTTTACGCTGATTAGCCGCCCTGTCCCTGATTTGCTTAAGTCTGCCTATAACTTTGGCGGCGTGAGTATGTCGCAGTTGATGATGCCATATGTTGACCGCTGGTTGCGAACGGTTGATTCAATAAGCGACCTACTGCATAGCTTCTCATTGTCAGGCATTAAGACAGATATGTCGACCATCTTGTCAGGTGGTTGTGATGAAGAAGTGAACATGACCTTACGCGCTGAGGTGTACAACCGCTTCAGAGATAACCGCGGCCTGATGATGTTGGATAAGGATAACGAAGAGTTCTTTCAATTCAACACACCATTGAGCGGATTAGATGCATTATTGGCGCAGGCGCAGGAACAACTGGCAATGCCTAGCCATACGCCGCTTGTGAAATTACTGGGCGTAACGCCTAGCGGATTAAATGCAAGCAGTGAGGGCGAAATAGCCGTTTATTACGACTACATCAAGGCATTGCAAGAAAACATATTGCGCGACCCACTGGATAAGGTGTTAAAGCTGGTTCAGATTCATCTATTCGGCGAGACTGACGACAATATCACATTTGAGTTTGTTCCGTTGGCGCAAATGGACGAATCGCAACTTGCTACTATCCGCAAGTCTGATTCGGATCGCGATGTCGCATATATTCAGGCTGGTGTTATTTCCGCTGAAGAAGTGCGCGGCCGGTTGGCTTCAGATACTGACAGCGGATATAACGGCATTGATGTTGACGAAGTGCCAATGCAAGATGATTTTGGCGGATTGGGAATGAGTGATGAAACAGAGCAACGAAGTGATACTGTCCCCGATAATGCCGAATCTTGGAGTGGAGGCAGCGTACAGGAAAAGCCTGAAGAAACTGCTGGCGGAAATGCGCAAGGACGTGCAAAGCCTGATTGATAGCCATTACCCTAAAGGACTGGCGCAAGACGGCTTTTCAGACGGCCTACAAGCCGCTATCCGCCGTTTATTCCGTTACTGGTTCAACCGATTGGAAACACTAGCCCCTGAAATCGCAGGGGCTTTTTTACATCGTTCCATGAGTCACACGGACAAGGCGTTTCTTTCGGCTTTACGTTCTGCCGGGCTGACGGTTCGATTCACTCAGACAGAAGTAACGCGCCGCGCATTTGACGTAGCGTTGAGCGGCAATGTCGGCTTGATTCGTTCCATTGGTCAGCAGTATTTAAGCCGTGTTGAAGATAGCGTCTGGCGGTCGGTTAACGCAGGCTACACCATGTCGCAGTTATCTAAAGAACTTCGCAAGGACTTTGGCGTAAGCGAACGGCGAGCGGCGTTTATCGCACGAGACCAAACCAACAAGGCAAAGGCCGTCATTGAGAAAGCGAGACGGCAAGAGCTTGGTATTACAGAGGCTATATGGCTTCATTCTCACGCAGGCAAAGAGCCGCGCCCTAGCCATGTAGCGGCAAACGGTAAACGCTTTGATGTCAGCAAGGGGATGTACTTAGATGGCAAGTGGGTTCAGCCGGGAACTGAGCCGAATTGCAGATGTTCAAGCCGTGCAGTAATCAAATGGGGATAGTATGAAACAGAAGCAAAAGGCCATACTGAACAAGGCGCGGCGACTGCTTGCACAAGATAACAAGTGGATAACGGTCAAGCCGAACGGTTCAGAGGGTAAAGGCGCGCATGTTGAGTTAGACGAATCAGGCCGTATCACTAAAGGCATGGGCGGTAAGTTCAACGGCAACAAAATCAACGAGGTTCGGAAGAGCTTTGTAGGTGCGAAAACACCAAGCCAAGAACAGTTAAATAAATCAAATCAGAAAACAACGAAAAAACCATCTACCAAGATTAATTTGAAAGAAACTCATATTCAAATTAAAGAGCCGATAAAAGCCGAAAAATCTATCTTTGGCGGCTACCGTGTTGATGGAATGCCTGATAACGCATCAATTGATAAAAGCCTTGTTACTGTTAAGAATGGGCATATCGTTGGCGTTAAAAAAGGGCTTGAACAAGAGTTAGCAAAGCTTACTGGCCAAAATGTTGAGGCTGTCGGAGAAGCGCAGCCATTGAGCGAAAAAACCATAGCTAAACAAAAGGCAGAGGAAGCCGCTAACAAGGCGAGAAAAGAACAGGTTGAGATGAATGCCCGTAATGCCGTTCGCGCGTTATTTGCGCTTGAGGGGCGTGGCGATGTGCTTAAAGAATATAAACCGTCTGAGGCTGCTAAGACAAGCGGCACAAAAACAAATATCGGCCATATTGCCAAAGATTCAAGGTGCATGATGGCTCAAGACCGTTCTATGCGGTCGTATGATGAAGATGGTCGATTGCACGTTGAGACTTCCAATATCAGCAAAGCAACGGTAAATCCTTATTACGGTAGCGAAATTCCAAATCATGACAAATTGGGATTAGAGCCGACAAAGGTTTATTACATGTTGCGAGACCCTGAAGAGCTTGAAAAGGCTGTTCAGACGTTCAATAACCTGCCGTTACTGAGTAAGCATATTCCAGTGTCGGCAGATGAGCCGCAAAAAGACGTAATTGTCGGTACGACTGGCAGCGACGCCAAGTTTGAAGATGGTTACTTGAAATGCTCATTGGCTGTCTGGGATTCAGAAGCCATTGCAGGCATTGAAAGCGGTGAGCAAATGGAGCTATCTAGCGCGTATCGATATGTTGCGGATATGACACCAGGCGAATTTAACGGCATGCGCTATGACGGCGTTATGCGCGATATTGTTGGTAACCATGTAGCCCTTGTCGATGTGGGTCGGGCAGGGCGTGACGTAGTAGTAAGCGATGCAGACCCATTTTCAGAAAGGAAAGTTATGAAACTGAAGAAAGGCGCGAAAGCGCGTATTCATGCAGTTCTGAAGCCTTTGATGGCGCAGGACGCTGAATTAAGCCCTGACGAACTGTTGGAAGTTATCGGTTCGTTGACTAACGAAGTTCAGACTGCTGAGGACGAGGACGACAACGAGTTGCCGCCTGCTGAGGAAGCCGCTGAAGGAGTTGGTACAGACGAAGAAGAAACCGCCGCAGACGAAGATGTGGAAGAAGTTGCCAAAGATGAAGATGAAGAATCTGAAGCACCTCAACCGCCTGAACAAGCTCAAGACCGTGGCATTTCTAAAGTTGCCATGGACAAAGCAATCGCAGCGGCTGTATCTCAAGAGCGCAAACGTATGCAGGCACTGGCAACCGCTCAACGTGAAGTAGCGCATATTGTCGGCGATGTAACTATGGACAGCGCGGAAGATGTGTACAAATTCGCACTGGAACAGCAAGGCGTTGATGTGGCAGGCGTTCATCCGTCCGCATATCGTGCAATGGTCGGCATGTTGGGTAAATCAACCCCTAAAGTTGCTATGGACAGCGCAAACGCTGCGTCTAAGCAGTTCAAAGGTTTAGCACGAATCAAGAAAGGTTAAAAAATGCCATTTCAAAAAGTAGTTAACTCATACCAAGCCCCTGCCGTTGCAGGGGACTTTGCATCTGCCAACCCTAACGCTTCCATGCTGGCTGGCGAGGGTGCTTTGGTAGCAGGCGATAGCGGCGTTACTGTCGGCGTGTTTGCATGGGCAGACGCAGACGGCAAAGTAAGCAACAAGAAAGCAACTAACGGTCGAATCGGCTTTGTACATCGTGAACAACAAGCAAGCATTACCGGCTTCTTGGATGAACAAGGCAACACCATTCTGAAAGGTCAAGCCATGACCCTGATGACTGGCGGCGACTTTTGGGCGCACTTCCCTGCCGGTGCCGTTATCGGCCAAAACGTATTTGCCAAAGACACTGACGGCACATTGAAATCATCTGCCTCAGCGACTGAAGCAGGTTATACCCTGACCAAATTCAAAGTAGCCTCAACCGCCTCTGCTGGCGAGTTGGCGAAAATCACTTCTTGGGAGTAATCAATGAATCAAACATTTAACCAACTGGAACGCGATGCCGGTATCGTCTTTATGGGCGGCGGCAAGAAGCTGATGGACGACAAAATCGCCGCTGCTTTGGCAATGGACGCTCAGCCCGGTTTAACTACCGTAGGCAACAGCGGTATCCCTGCATGGATGTTGAACTATGTTGACCCTCAACTGATTGAAATCATCCTGCAACCTACCAAAGCCGCTGAAGTTTTCGGCGAAATGAAAAAAGGCGACTGGACAACAGAAACCGCTACTTTCATGACCGTTGAGCCTACCGGCGAAGTTTCCTCTTATGGCGACTACAACAACAACGGCGTTAGCGGCGTGAACGTCAACTTCCCGCAACGTCAAAGCTACCATTACCAAGTATTCACTCGCTGGGGCGAGCGTGAAGTAGCCCGTGCCGGCGAAGCCAAAATCGACTACGTTGCCCGCGTGAACGAAGCGTCTGTAAACGCCTTGAATCGTTTCCAAAACAAAACGTATTTGTTTGGCGTTAAAGGCTTGCAAAACTACGGCGTATTAAATGACCCGTCATTGCCTGCCTCTACTGCCGCCGCTAAAACTTGGGCAAACTCAACAGGCGAAGAAGTGTATGAATCTATCCGCAAACTGTTCCAAACTTTGCTGAAACAGACAGGCGGTAAGATTGATATGAATACGCCTTTGTTGCTGGTGTGCAGCCCTACCGCAAGCGTTGATTTGACCAAAACCAACCAATACAACGTCAATGTCATTGACCAGTTGAAAAAGAACTTCCCTAACTTGCGCGTTGAGACTATTCCTGAATACTCAGCGACAAGCGGCGAAACCGTGCAACTGATTGTCGAAGAATTGGACGGTCAACGTACTTTGGATTGTGCATTTACCGAAAAAATGCGCGCCCATAACATGGTATTGGAAGCCTCTTCTATCAAACAGAAGAAATCTCAAGGCACTTGGGGCACGATTATCTATCGTCCATTCTGTATTGCAACAATGACTGTTAGCTAAAAGGAGCTGGCTAAATGGCAAAAAACACAAAAAGCAAAACTGTTACCGTTGGTTGCAAACTGCCAAACGGTTTGATTCTCGAACTGAACGGCCAAACTGTTGAAATTAACGGTTCTACAAGCTCACGCGTTATCGGCGGTCATGGCATTACCTATGACGTTGACGCTGAATTTTTCGATGCTTGGATGGAAGCCTATGCAGACCGCGCAATGGTTAAAAACGGCTTCATTTTCGCCCATGACAAAGCGGCTGATACCAAAGCAGAAGCAGCGGAAAAAGCAGATAACGCTACCGGCTTGGAAGCAGTTGACCCTGACGCGCCTAATGGCGGCGTAACCAAAGCAGACGAGTAACATCATGGGCGTGGTGGTATTTAATCCCGACACTTTCCGCGAGGTTTACCCGCAATTTGTCGACACGCCCAATGTACGGCTTGACTGGTGGTTCGCTCAGGCTGAAACGCTACTCAATAACACTGATTGCAGTATCGTGAAAGACTTGGGCGAGCGTGAACGGTTGCTGATGTTGTTAATGCGCCATTTAGCCGCTTTGGACGAAAGAGCAGAACAAGGCGGCTTGGTTGGTCGTATCGGTTCGGCTACTGAGGGTAGCGTATCGGTCAGCGCGGATTTGTCGGGCGTTAGCGGTAAGGCGGCATGGTTCGCTCAAACGCCTTGGGGTTTGACCTACTGGCAGATGACGGCGAAGTATCGCGCTTTCCGATATGTTCCGGGTGGTTGCTATGCGCGGCGGTAGTAAGTTCCGTTCAGCCTTGCGAAATGCTGTCAGTAAGGCGGCAGGCGGCACGGTTAGGGTCGGTATCTTGGAAACGCAAACATACCCTGCCAAAGACGGGAAAGGCGATGTAAGCGTGGCTCAGGTGGCCTACTGGAATGAATACGGTACGGCTACCATTCCGGCACGCCCTTTTTTTCGCAACACGATAGCGGAGAAGCAGGACGAGTGGGCGGATAACGCGGCCAGTATCTTGCAACACGCAGACGGAGATGTCGGCAAGGCTTTGGCGTTGATTGGCGAGGGTGTCAAAGGCGATATTGTCGAGACGATTCAGAACTTCAATGAGCCTGAAAACGCGCCGTCAACCGTGAAGAAAAAAGGCTTTAACAAGCCATTGATTGACACGGGGGACTTATGGCGGGCGATTCAAAGCGAAGTTGTTGAATAGGCGAAAGGAAGTCTATGAATTTGAGAGCTATTGCAAACGGCGTAACACGAGCGGTCAATCCGAATATGACGGCAACGCTGTTGCTGAATAATGGCTATAAAACAGACGAAGCAGGCGCAAGGACGGCTGATTATGAATCTGAAACGGTCACTATTCAGACACAAAGCCTAAGCAGTCAGGAGCGGCAAGAATTTGACGGCTTGCTACAGCAAGGGCATATGCTCAACGTGTATGTAACGGGTCAATTTTCTGTATTACGGCGCATTGCCGGAAAAGGTTCGGATAAGTTGGTGTTTGCGCCCTACGGCGAATCAGAGCCTACAGAATGGCTGATTAAGTCGGTTTCCGAATCATGGCCTGATTGGTGCAAGGTGGTCGTATGGCGGCAACATTAAACGTTACTCAGTCTGAAATCTACAAGGACGTAAGGCGGTATCTGCTTGGATTATTCCCTGATTGCGAAGTGATACAGGGTTATTCCAATAATGTGCCGCTTCCAAATGCGCCATTTATCCTGATGAACATTATCCGCGAATCGGAAATGAACACGCAGATAAACGAATGGCGGCCATTAGACGGCCTTGCAGACGTAACAAGAAGCATAGAAGTGGCTATGCAGCTTGATTTCTACGGTGTTGATTCAGGACGTAATGTGCGCGTTTTCTCGACCTTGTGGCGTGATTACCATGCTTGCGAGCGGCTGGAAGTGTGTCAGCCTTTATACACGGACGAGGCGCGGTATATTCCGCTCACAAACGAAGAGCAGGAATTTGAAGCGCGTTGGAGTGTTACGGCAAGTCTGACCTACAACCCTACTGTTACACATGCGCAAGACTTTATTGAGGGCGCGTCTGTTTCAATTAATCGTATTCCATCATAAAAGGAAATTAAATGTTTAAATCAATTCCTGCTTCACAAATTGTGAGCGTGAATCCATCGGTGTTGAGTTCAGGCGGTTCCCCTCTTGCGCTTAACGCCGTTTTCTTGAGTAAAAATGCCAATATCCCGACAGGCCAAGCCCTGCTGTTTGCAACTGCTGAATCTGTTGGCGAGCATTTCGGCTTCACTTCTGACGAATATAAAGCCGCTCAAATCTACTTCAAAGGCTTTGACGGCTCAAACAAAAAGCCCGGCCGTCTGTACTTCTACGCATTGAACAGCGAAGCGGAAGCCGGTTATTTGCTTGGTGCGAGCGTGAAAACGACAAGCCTTGCAGAACTGAAGAAAATCAAAGGTGCGCTGAATGTAACCATTGACGGCACGGAAAAGAAAGCCCCTGCCGTTGATTTGAAAGATGCTACCAGCTTCTCTGATGCGGCTCAAAAACTCGGCTCGGCACTGGGTGCTACGGTTGAGTTTGAAGAGCAGTTACAGGCCTTTAAGGTTGTCTCAGGCACTACCGGCAAGGAATCTACCGTTTCCTTTGCGACTGGCGATATTGCCGACAAACTGGGCTTGAGTGAATCTGCCGGTGCGCGTGTGTCAAAAGGTACGGGCGCAGAAAGCGTTGATGAAATGATGGCTGGCTTGACCGCCGCTACATTGAACTTTGCAACCTTTACGACCATTGAAGAGCCGACTATCGAAGATAAATTGGCACTGGCTAAATGGTCAAACTTGCAAAACGAACGCTTCCTGTATGTTGGCTGGGGCAAAGAAGCCGCCGCATTGCAGGCAGGCAATACAACCTCTTTCGGCGCGAAACTGAAAGAATCTGAATATTCAGGCGCAACCGCTGTTTATGGTGGCTTGGATAAGGCGGCGTTCCTTTGTGGCGCGATTGCTTCTATCGATTTCAGTGAACGCGAAGGCCGTATTACTGTTGCTTTCAAAGGTCAATCAGGCTTGGAAGTTGACGTAAACGATGCAACAGAAGCGCAAAACCTGAAAGACAACGGCTATAACTTCTATGGCGCATGGGCAACGGCCAACGACCGCTTCCTGTTCATGTATCCCGGTCAAATGACTGGTAAATGGAAATGGCTTGACAATTATGTAAACCAAATCCGCCTGAACAGCCAGTTACAGCTTGCACTGATGACTATGCTCACTTCTGCCAAGTCTGTGCCGTATAACCATGTAGGCCGCGCATTGCAACGCGCCGCATGTCAAGATGCCATCGATGAAGCCTTGAACTTCGGTTCTATCCGTGCTGGCGTTGATTTGTCTGAACAGCAACGCGCCATCATCAACAACGAGGCTGGTGTAGATGCCGCTACTCAAATCGAGGCGCGCGGCTATTACCTGTATATCGGCAAAGCAACGGCGCAAACACGCGGCAACCGTGAATCCATGCCGATGAAGCTGTGGTACACCGACGGCGGTAGCGTTCATTCCGTCAATATGGGTTCTATCAACATTCTGTAACTTATAGGCCGTCTGAAACAACAGGCGGCCTAATTTTTTGAGGTAACAACATGGCACAAATCGCACCTAAAACCCTTACTTCTGCCAACAGTGTTTTGCTGTGGAAGGCTAAGGGCTACACCGACCAATTTGTCCAAGCGCAAGGCTACAAGACAGATTCAGCGTTTGACTTTTCAGACGCAACCATTGGCGAAACCGTGATGGGCGTGGATGGTATTCAGTCCGGCGCATATATCCAACATGAACACCAACTGACTATCACTTTTGAAGCAAACAGCCCTACACGCGCCCACTTCGCCAAGATGTACGAGCGCATGACTGAGCAGATGGAAACATTCCCGTTTGAGTTTCAAGTAGATATTCCATCATTGGGCGTTCGCCGTATTGCCAAAGGCTTCATGATTAATCTGGCTGGCTTCAGTGCTAAAAAACACATGGATGCCGGCAGTTATACATTCAACTTGGGCGTAGTGACTGAAGAGGAAATTTCCTAATGTCTTTAAAAACCAAAACCGTAACGATCGAAAAAGGCCGCGACAAAGGTAAGAAGTTTGAAATTACCGAAATGCCGGCGGCGAAGATTGATAACTGGGCAATGCGTGTTTTGCTGGCTTTGGCTGGTGCAGGCATTGATGTTGCAGAAGCCAATGAGGGCATGATGGGCTTGGCTAAAGTGGCATTTGCCGCTTTGGGTAAGATTCCGCCTGCTATTGCTGTTCCGCTGTTGGACGAATTGCTGGAGTGTGTTCAATTCATTCCTGCTGGTGGTTCGCCCCGCCCGCTTGATTTGGAATTGGGCGATGTAGAGGACTTTACCAATCTTTGGATGTTCCGAAAGGAGGTATTCAATCTGCACATTGATTTTTTGCAACAAGGGGCTGGCCTGAGTTAGGCGGTGGCGGTTATGGCGCGGATATGGAGTATTTAAACCTGTCCGCGCTTATCGGCGGCTTGGTTTCAAGCCGTCTTTGCACTTTGCACGAATTGCAGACGGTGTACAGTCTGGAAGATGCTTTGAATCTATGGGAGGTTCTAAGCGTTGACGGCTACAACCGACAGCAACAAGAGAAACGGCGACAGGCCGTCTGAAAGGTTTGATTATGGCGACTGTTATAGACACGTTGTTTCTTGAACTTGGTATCGATTCTTCCAAGTTTTCAGGCGAAGCGGCGAAAGCAGAAAAGCAGTATGACCGCTTAGAGCGTTCTGTTTCAAAGGTTGAGAAAGCGGAAAAGACTGCCGCGAAAACAACCAAAGAGAACAGCGAGGCACGGCGTAAGAGCGTAGCAGATACGCAAAAAGCAGATGTCTCAATGCAAGGCTTGCTAAAGACCGTAAACGCATCTATCAAAGGCTTTGCGGCCTTTACAGGCTTGCTACTTGGTGCAAGTGGCCTTTCAAAGCTGGCACTAGACGCGGCGAAAGCAAACCGCGAGCTAGACACTACTGCTAAAAATCTTGGCATGGCGCGTAAGGAATTGAGCGCATGGCAAGGCGCGGCAGAGATGGCTGGCGAAAGTGCCAACGGCATGAGCGGTTACATGAAAACCCTGTCAGGCGATATGCAAAGCCTGATTATGATGGGCGATACGTCCGTCTTGCCGTATTTCAACGCTTTGGGCGTTTCGTTGCTGGATAGTACCGGCAAAGCCCGAAAGCTTGATGATGTAATGCTTGATTTGGCAGACCGATTCAGCACAATGGACCGCCAACAAGCCTACACACTAGCCCAACAGATGGGCATAGATGACGGTACATTTAACACGCTTTCACGCGGCCGCGCCGAAATGGAGCGTATGCTTGAGATTCAGCGCGATATGTACCACTCAAGCGAAGCGGATATAGAAAACTCGCGCAAACTGGCAGAGGCACGAGCCGTCTTAAATGCACGGTGGGAAAGCCTGAAGCTGATGATAGGCAATGCCTTGATTCCAGTGTTGACAACGCTCACAGAGATTGTGAGCGGCTTTGTAGGCTTCTTGGTTAAGCATGAGCACGTCACGAAAGGCGTGTTTCTCGGTATTGCTACGGCTATCGGCGTGTTTCTTGTCCCAATGCTTGTTACAGCAACGGCGGCAGTGTTTGCCTTTATCGCACCGTTTGCACCGTTGATTGCGGCGGTTGCAGGGCTTGGCGCGGCGTTTGGCTTGCTTTATGACGACTATAAAACTTGGGCAGAGGGTGGCAAATCCCTGTTTGATTGGGGTCGTTTTACCAGTTATATCAACAGTTCAAAAGTTTCCACTGATTCGCTTGGTAAGTCGTTTATTTACCTGACGACTGGTTACACAAGCTGGTCGGAAGCCGCAAACGGTATGCTTGATTGGATGAGGCTCAAGGGTTTCATTGATGGCAACACCGTGTCTGTCGGTTCGCTGATGAACGGCTTTAAAAACCTTGCTTCTGAATTGTCAGACGGCCTTATGCCGTATTTGATGGATATTGTCGAAATCTTCAACCGATTGAAAGAGGGTGACTTTTCAGGAGCGGGTGAGGCGGTCAAGGTGGCATTTAACCGCCGATGGGAGGCCGTGAAGTCATTTGCAGGCGCGGCATGGGATAGAGTTACCGGCACTGTTGACGTAGCGACCGGGCATGATGTCGGCACGTTGTCAGGCGGTAACAGTGCTGGTGGCAGTGCTGTTGATAATATGGTTTCAGGCATTGATGGCAAAGTGTCTCAAGCCGCTGCTTTTGCCGTAAAACACGCAGCAAAACGAAGCCTTAAACAGTGTGCGTTATATGTCAATAACGCGCTACGAGCGCAGGGCATTCGCAGTAGCGGTAATGGTGTAGATGTTGCCAGCAACCTGCTTAAAAGTGGGCAAGGCTTCCATCAGGTTGCATATAGCAAGGATTATGTGCCTCAGATTGGCGATGTAATGAGTATGAAATCAAACTCAAGGTCAGGTCATAACTGGGGGCATGTTGCTATTTACACTAAAGAGGGCTGGGTTTCTGATTTCAAGCAGGGCGAGAAATACGGCAACACTGGTGCGGCAAGCGCACAATACTGGAAGGAAATCCAAAGCGGCAGAATCGTCCCTATTATCGCGCGTAGAGGTGGTGGAGGCGGTGGAACTAGGTCAGCCATTGCCGTTACAGGCAAAGAAGATTGGCTGAATAAAATCAACGCCAAAGACACCGTTTCAAACGCTGATTCCAGGCTGTCTGCTGTAAGTCAGAAGTACGGTATTCCGCAGCACATGCTTTATTCAGTATGGGCGCAGGAAAGCCGCAAAGGCAACATGAAGAAATCGTCCGCCGCTGGTGCGAAAGGTCATTTCCAATTTATGCCCGGCACTGCTAAGGCTTACGGTATTTCAGGGCGCGAATGGGACTTTGACGCTTCCAGCGATGCAGCGGCGCGTTATTTCCAATGGTTGCTGAAGCATTACAACGGCGACCATAACAAAGCCCTTGCAGCGTATAACTGGGGCAATGGCAACCTAGACCAAGCCATTAAACGCTATGGCAATGACTGGCTGTCTCATGCGCCGAAAGAAACGCAGGGATATGTGAACAGCATTAATAAAATGATGGCTTACAAAGGTAAAGGTGGAATGATGTCTAGACCTTTGGGCGGCCAGGCTGTTGCGCAGAATCTCAGCGACAAACAGGGGCGCATTAACGCTTCACGAGGCGCGGCGAATCCTCATAACGTCAGCAATACCCAAAACACGCAAATCACGGTTAATGGCGGTATTAACGTCCAAACCAGTGCGAGCACCGTTCGGGGTAATGTACAAGATGCTATGGACGGTTTGAACAGCCGTGCCGGGCAATATGCTTTTGCTCAAATGTAGAACTAGGCAATAAAGGCCGTCTGAAAAGGCGGCTTTTGTTGTTTCTGAGGTAAAGATATGAAGTGGAATAGTGTCGGAATCCCTAACGTTCCAAAGATACCGGCGAATATCGGCAATGCCCTGATTAGTTTTGGCGGGGCGCAACTGATTAACTTGGTATTTGGCGAAAAATGGGGAATCTTCAATCAGCGCGGTATTCCGCTATTGCTGGCAGACAATGTTGCTTCTGTACGGTATGAAAACAAGTCGTCTGTTGTAAATTCCCCTATCGAAAATGGGAGTTTTACGAGCTACAACAAGGTAAACGAGCCTTTTAAAGCCAGTGTAATGATGACAAAAGCGACTGGCGGCGTGGTGCAGCGTGGTGCTTTTTTGGCGCTTTTAAGCACGTTCGCAAACTCAACCGATTTATTCATGATTATCACGCCTGAAGCCGTATATCCGAACTGCTCAATCACTGGTTACGACTATGTGAGAGAGGCTGGAAACGGTGCGCGGATGATTAAGGTCAATATCCACTTTCAAGAAGTGCGCTTGGCTAAGGTTGAGTATAAAAAGACAAAATCGGAAGCAGGATTACAGGCTGATGGCGGAAAGGTGCAGGCGAAAGAAGCCCCGACAGCAACGCCGCCTGAGCCGGTAAAGGAATCCGTGCTTTCTCAAATCGCAACAAAAGTTACAGGGGATTGATATGAAAGTTTACACAATCCCTATTTCAGACGAGCGGTCGCAAAAAGTAACAACAACGCTGGGGCAACAAGTAGTCGATATTGTGCTGACTATGCGGCTTGGCAAACTCTATGCCGATGTGAAAGCAAACCGTGTGCCGGTAGTGAGTGGGCGCGTTTGCTTGAATGGCGAGCCTATCGTAAACGAGGCTTTCCGCCCTTTTGAGGGGGAATTGTACTTTGAGGATTTGCAAGGTAATGACGACCCTGTTTTCGGCGACTTAGGCAAACGTTACGTCTTAAGGTGGGTAAAAAATGCCTAGTCTGAAAGAGAAACGAATCAAGGTAACAATCATCTTGTCCGGCGAAGATAAAGACTTTGATGGAGACGGAAACAATACGCTTGTTTTTGACGGTTTACGGACTGAATGTCGTATCAATTACGGCAACGGCTCAGTCATGCCGACCGCAAACATTCGCATTTTTGGCTTGCATTTAAGCAATATGCTGGCATTGCTCAGGGTGCAGTGGAACACAAAAGAGGCTTTGCAAAACCTGATCCAAATCGAAGCAGGCGATGATGACAAAATGTCTGTTGTCTATAAAGGCAATATCACATTTGCGAAGCCTGATTTTGGTTCCGCGCCCAATGTTTGCCTGAATATCGAAAGTAGCACGGGCTACTACCATCAAATTGTACCTACACCGCCACGAAGTTTTGAGGGCGAGATAGATGTGGCCGAGGCTATATCGCAACTTGCAACCGATATGGGCATGAGCTTTGAGAATAACGGCGTAACGGCGAAACTGAGTAACCAATACCTGCCTGATTCCGCTTTGGGCAAGGTGCAGATGTTGGCGAAAAATGCCGATTTGGACTTGTATATCGACAACGACACAATCGCAATTGCGCCCAAAGGTGAGCCGCGCATGGTTGACGTGCCTGTTATTCGTCCAAGTACAGGGCTTATCGGCTATCCGATACCCGACCAAATAGGCGTCCAGTTCTCATGCCTTTATGACCCTGCCTTGCGTTTTGGTGGCTTGGTTGAGATTGAGGACAGCATTATCCCTACCTGTAACGGCAAATGGCGTGTTTTCGGTATGAATATCACGCTTGAATCATTCAGCCCTAGCGGTAAGTGGGAAGTGTTTATTAAAGCGGCTCACGCGGAAAGCGAGACAGTACATGTCGCAAAATAGATTAGGCTTTGAACAGCCGGGTCAGCGAGGCGGACAGGGCGAGATAGGCTATATCGTTGAAAGTATCCTGTCGAGGCTTCAGACGGTAACGCTTGTGAAAGTCGTGGCTGTAAAAGGCGGTGGGTTAGCCCCTGTTGGCATGGTTGATGTTCAGCCGCTTGTTTCTCAGATTGACGGCAGCGGCGGCGTTATCCCTCACGGGGTAATCTTCAACGTGCCTTATATGCGCTTGCAAGGCGGCGGCAATGCTGTCGTTATTGACCCTCAAGTCGGAGATATTGGGATGTGCGGTTTTTGCAGCCGTGATATTTCGAGCGTAAAGGCGAATAAAGCCGCTTCAGCACCGCAAAGCAAACGCCGTTTTGATTATTCAGACGGCCTTTATTTTGGCGGTTTCCTGAACGGTACGCCATCTCAATACATCATGTTTTCAGGTGGTGGAATCAAAATCTATTCCCCTACTGGAATCGAGCTTGAAGCACCAAAGACCATGATTAAATCGCCGACTGTACAGATTGAGGGTAACACCACGCAAAACGGCAGTTTCTCGCAAACTGGCGGCGGCGCGGCTTCATTCTCAGGTACTTTGACAACAGACGGCCAAATCGAATCAAAAGTCGATGTTGTCGGTGGCGGTAAATCGCTGGTTCATCATACGAACGGCGGCAGTCCAGTTGATTAGGAAAGGAAGCGATGGAAACACTTTATTTAAATCCCTCGACTTGGGATTTGGAATTGACGGCTGACGGCGATATTGCTTATGCGAAAGCCCCTTACTCAACGGCTCAAAGCGTGGCAAATGCAATCAGGCTGTTTGAGGGCGAACTTTACTATGACACTGAACAGGGCGTTCCATACTTCGATGAAGTGCTTGGACGCCCTCATTCTTTTGCGCTGTTCAAACACCGCATGGAAGAAGCGGCTATGCGCGTGGCAGGCGTGAAAGACGTGATTGTGTCGGTAAACGATATTACAAATCGTGGCTTGAGTGGGAGCGTTAGGTTCAAAGATGAAAACAACCAAGTTCATACGGTGGCTTTATGACTTTTAAAACAAATGTTCCCCCTATTGAAATCAACGATACAGGCGTTGTTATTCCGACTGAAGAATCGGTATTGCAGGGCTTGTTAGAGGATTTTAATCAGGCGTTTGGTGGGAATCTGAATAAAAACCTTGATACGCCTCAAGGTCAGTTGGCTTCATCACTGGCGGCGATTATCGCAGACCGTGATAACCAACTTGCCCGGCTGATGAATCAGGTTAACCCTGATTATGCAGAGGGTGCAATGCAAGACGCGATCGCAAAAATATACTTCTTGGAGCGTAAACCCGAAACGAAAGCGCAGGCCGTCTGTGAATTTATTGGCTTAGCTGGTGTGGTTATCCCGAAAGATTATCCAGTCCAAGACGAAAATGGGCAGGTTTGGCGCGTGAGTAAACGGTACGTTATCGGCTCAAGTGGTACGGTTTCAGCGGTTGTAACGGCAAACAGCGATGTTCACGCGCGAGCCGGATCAATCTCAACCATGACCCAATACATCAACGGCCTTGACCGTGTGAGCAATCCGCATGATTCGATTGCCGGTAAGCCTGCCGAAAGCCGTGAAGATTTCAAAGACAGACGGCAGAAAAGCGTAGCCATCAATTCGCTGGGTATGCCTGCTTCTGTTTATGCGAATGTAGCTAAATTGCCGGGCGTTACGGATGTTTATGTTATCGACAACCCAAAAGGCACGGCGGTAGAGAAGAATGGCTACACGCTTGCGCCGCATAGTATTTTCGTTGCCGTCAATGGTGGCGATAACGAGGAAATCGCAAAGACGATTTGGCGATACTCTGGCAGCGGTTGTGATTACAACGGCAATACGGCGGTTACGATTTATGACGACCTGTATCAAGACCCTAAGCCGTCTTACGAAATCCTGTTCCAACGCCCTGAGCCTGTTCAAGTGTTCTTTAAGGTGCGAATAGCAAAAGGTGCGCCGCTTGGGTATGAACTGAAGATTCAAAAAACCATTGCGGAAACGTTTGAAAAGATGAAGCTGTCAAAAATTGGGGCTACTGTTTACTCGGCGGATTTCTTTACCGCTATTTTGCAGAATCACGCAGATGTGAGACTGCTTGATATTCAGGTTTCCGATAAACGTTCGGGCTGGCGTGAGGCTGTTTCTGTCGGCATTTCAAAAATCCCGTCTGTACAGGCAGGCAATATCGAGATTGTAGAAGATGATTGACGTTAAAAAGACGATTATCAGCCAATACGCTCATAGCCCTGTCTTGCTGGGATTGATTGAACGGCTTAATCAGTGCATATGCCCTGCCGATAAAATCGAGGAATTTCGCCGTCTTGTCTGGGATATTGAAACCGCTGAGGGCTACGGCTTGGACGTGTGGGGCAAGATTGTCGGCATGGAGCGGTCATTTCAAATGGTTAGCGGCGACTATCTCGGCTTTGCAGATGGCTTCCTAGCCTTTAATGACGGCGTATGGAGCAGGGGCGTAGGCAATACAAGCGTTTTCTCTATGAGCGATGGCGCATATCGGCAGATGATTTTGCTGAAAGCAATGAAAAATATCATGTACGCAACGGCATACAACATCAACCGTCTTTTAATGACGATGTTTGAGAAGCGAGGCCGTGCCTACTATTACATAACTGGAACAATGACAGCCCGTTATATCTTCGAGTTTGATTTGAGCAACGAAGAACGGGCTATTTTGTTGCAGTCCGATATTTTGCCAAGGCCGTCAGGCGTATTGATAGATTTTCTCGAGCCATCGAGAAGTAAATATTTCGGTTTTGAAGAAGCCGGTTATTCCCCGTTTGATAACGGGGTTTTTTATTTGGAGGTTTAAAAAGTGAATCCAAAATTATTGACCAAACCATTTGCGTCTGAGGGCTTGCGTAACAGTATTGCTGAAGATGTTACCGAAACAACGCCTGCAAATGCGGCGACTTATACAAAAGGTTTCCCGGCAGTAACCATGACACCTATTGCCGTCGGTGGTCAGCCGCCAAGCGGCAAGGATATGAACGGCATCCTTTACGAGCTGTCCAGCCATATTGCCTACATTAACAAAGGCGGTAGCTATAAGTTTGACGCTGATTTCTGTGAAGAAATTGGTGGTTATGATATTGGTTGCGTATTACAAAGTGATGATTCATTAAGCCTTTACGTCAACACTTTGCCAAACAACAAAACCAATCCAAATACAAGCAATTCACGCGGCTGGAAAGTGCTGGCAAGTAGCTCAGTTGCTGATGATTTAGACAAGAAGCTGGTTAAGAAAGTTTCTATTATCAGCAGTATTTCTGAATTGCGTAAATTCGCCGGTAACGGCGTGGCTTTCGTTCGCGGCTATCATGAGGACGGCTTAAGTTTTGGCGGTGGTTTGTTTATCTCTGCCGACACTGATAAAAGCTCAACTGACAATGCCTCTACAATCATCGTAAGCACGAATGGCACACGCTGGAAGCGTGTATTTAGTGGCGCAATGAGCCTGTATGATTTTGGTTATTTAGCCTCTAACAACAACGCTCAAGAAGCTGTAAACACTGCGGAAGCCGCCGCGCTTGGTGTATTTGTTGACTGTCTTGGTTTGACTGTTGGCATGGGGACGAAATACCCAACGAAAAACAAATATACAAACGGCAAATTTACGATCAGCGGCAAGACCGTTGATATGCAGTATCAGCCGATTCGCAGCGGCATCGGTCGTTTTATTACAGGCTCAGGCGCGGCGGCCAATCTTAAATCAAACGAATGGACAGGCACGGGATTGGTTGTCATTGGCGAGGGTGCAATGGCGCAGATGGAAAAATGCGTTTCAGGCATTGCCATCGGCGACCGCGCACAGGGCTTTTCTCGTATCAGCCGCGACAACATTGCCATCGGGCCTGATAGCTTGATTAGCGTTCAAGCAGAGACCGAATGGTATGAGCAGTCAAAAATGGCAGGTACTCGCAACATCGGTATTGGCGGCAATGCTGGGCGTGGTATCACGAGCGGATATTCCAACGTCGCCATTGGTCGCAATGCAGGTCAAGGCTTGGGAACAGGTTATTCAAACGTTGTTCTTGGTGGTGGGGCATTGGGTGGCACTGCGCCAGTCGGCTTGACTGGAGATATTGAGGTTTTCTGGCCGTCTAAAACCAGCAAAACCGTAGCGATTGGTCAGTCAGTTTTGGCGCAATATCAAAGCCAAGAGGCACAAGTAGTGATTGGTGGCGACGCGGCGAAGAACGCCAAAGCGGTTGATAAGACAACCGTCATCGGTTCTGCCGCAATGGAAAATCTTGAGCGAGACCGCGCCCCGAATGGTGGCGATGTTGTCTGGAATGGCACGGAATCAGGTACTTATACCCAATCAGGCAACACTATCACGCTGACATTCTCAAATCTTCAGGGAGCGAAAGCGACTTATTGGGTTGGGATTCGTTTGACATCAGGCGCGGCGCAGACATTGCAAGGCGATGTTGTGCCTGTTGAGGTTGTTTCCGTTACCGATACGACTATTACGGTAAACAGCCCTAAATCGCTCAATACTTCGGGCAATGCGGAATTGAAGTATGTTTACTCAACAACATCGTCCGCCGCAAAGAACGAGGAATTAACCATCATCGGCGCCAATGCGATGAATAGCGCGTTGACGGCGGCATACTCTACCATCATCGGCGCAGACGCGGCGTTAACAGGTGCTGATTACCAGAAAGCGACCGCTGTCGGTGCTTCTGCTATGCGAAAAGGTAGTCATTTATCGAGCGTAGCAGTAGGCTATTGGAGTGCCCCTAATATCAGTAGCGAACAATCTGTTTTTATTGGCGATTCAGCAGGTTATCGAAACGTGCAAGGCGATGTTTTAAGCGGAAAAATCACAAACTCTATTGCTATTGGCTACGGCGCGCGGATTAACGGTAACAACGAAATCCAAATCGGCGGGCATAATCAAACGCTTTATGCGCCAACGACCGTCAATATCCGTTCAGACAGCCGCGATAAAACGGACATCAAGCCGCTTGAGAAAGGCTTGGAGTTTGTGATGAAGCTGAAGCCTGTTACTGGATACTATGACCGCCGCGATTCATACGTTGACGAGCTTTTCCAAGACCTGCCGGAAGATGAGCGTTCGGAAAAATTGCGTAAGTGGTGGGCGAAGCCGAAGAAAGACGGTAGTCATAAAGAGGATAGACTGAGACACTGGTTTATTGCTCAAGACGTTGCCGCGCTTGAGGCTGAATATGGGCAGTTGCCGATGGTGAACCTGAAGTACGACACATATACACTCGAATATGAAACGTTCATTCCAGTTTTGACTAAAGCCATTCAGGAACTTACGGAAAAAGTCGAGGCGTTGGAGCGCAAATCCAAATAACCGAAGAGGCCGTCTGAAACATGACGGCCTTTTATTTTGGACTTTTTGATAATTTTGTCAAAAACCCTGAAAGGGGGAATTATGATTAAAATCAAAGCAGAAATCCCGATTATAAACATCGAGATACCGCGCGGAAACGCCCGGCGTTTTGAAGTAACGGTAACGGCGGACGGTAAGCCGTTTGATTTATCTACCGCCAATTTGAAAATGATGGTCGAGCCAAGCACTGGGGAAACGTTCGAGACTACGGCGAATATCCAAGTAGCCGAAAACGTCCTAACGCTGGAGTTCCCGCCTGAATTTTCCAAGGATGTGAAATGGCGACGTGCCAAGTACGATATTTTGAACGTATCGACACGGCACACGCTGATTCGTGGCGAAATTTGCTTACTGGAGGTGGTAACACTATGACGGAATATGTATTTACCCTATCCGATAAAACGCCGTCTGTCGAGATTGACGTTAAGGAAACCGCCATTGCTCAAGGTGCAGGGCAAGACCTGTACGACCGAGCTAAAAGGGAGCTTGGCTATACTGGCACTTTTTCGGAATTTCTCTCTAAATTCAAGGGCGAGCGAGGAGAGAAAGGCGAAGATGGCGCGGCTGGTGCAAAAGGCGACACTGGCGAGCGAGGGATTCAGGGTGAGCGAGGCGCAGACGGATTGCCGGGCGCAAAAGGCGACACTGGCGACACTGGCGACAAAGGCGCGGATGGCTTGCCCGGCGAACGAGGCGCAGACGGTGCAAAGGGCGACAAAGGCGATACAGGCGAGCGTGGACCGATAGGCCCGCAAGGCCCGCAAGGATTAACTGGGCCACAAGGACAGCGCGGGGAAACGGGTCAGCAAGGTTTACAAGGACCTATTGGGCCTGCTGGACCTAAAGGGGCGGATGGACTACAAGGGCCTATTGGTCCACAAGGTTTGCAAGGCGAGCGTGGGCAAGATGGCAAGTCCGCCTATGAAATCGCGGTTGCGAATGGCTATGATGGCAATGAATCACAATGGCTGGCGAGCTTAAAAGGCCGTGATGGTTCGCCCGGGCGAGATGGACGAAATGGACTTTCAGCATATGAGCTTGCTGATGGTGAGTTGGTATTTGGGACGGTGGGTAAATGGCTTGAATCTCTGAAAGGCGCGAAAGGCGACAAGGGCGAGCCAGGGCGAGACGGCCGTGACGGTGTGGGTATCCCGCAAAAGCTGACGTTATCCGGCAATACGCTCACCCTGTCAGACGGCGGGGGAAGTGTAACGCTACCAAGTCAACCAGCTACAAACGCACCCGCTGGGCAAGCCAACGAGTATGAAATTCACGGCACTGGTATGCCAAATGGAAAAGTTACTGCACCAGTCGGCACAACATATGTTGACACGGCGGCTACTAACGGCGCGTTGAAATGGATAAAGCGAACTGGAACAGATAACCAAGGCTGGGAAGTCTTGACTGGGGATACTGGCTGGCGAACGCTTACTATTGCTTCAAAATTGGGCGCGTCATATCTAAAAGTTAGACGCAAAAACGATACTGTGATGTATCAATTCGGCGGTTTGTCGTGGGGTTGGTTCGGTATCGTGCGACGTGGTGGCCCGGGGTATTCTATTCAGCCATCTGACAGGGAGCGGAATGTTTTTATTTTAGGTTTAAACCAAGTGCCGCAAGGATTTAGGTCAGAATTTAGCTTGATTGGCGGCATCCACAATGACAAGGGTGCGCCGTACGGGACATGGTATTTAGGTGGTCCAGGCGATGGTAACATGCTGCGTTTTCAATTTACCGACCCCGTCCCTACTGACCGAGACATCGGGGACATTCGGGTAAGTTCTATTATGTACCTGACTAACGACCCGTGGCCTACTAGATTGCCATAATTTTTGATGGCTTTTTTCGTAAACGGACTTTTTGATAATTTTGTCAAAAAGTCCTTTTTATTTGGAGATGGAAAAATGAGTAACTCATTGAAATGGGTTAAATATGTTTTGGAATGGCGTTTTTTGCCTGTACGTTTTCAGAAGTGGCTGTTTGGTACAGGGACGCGCGTTGTTGAGTTTGCCAGTGGGCTGTCGATGATTGGCTATGCCGCCGTGTTTGCGTTTTCGCCTGTTGACATCTACAACTGGCCAATTTATTACAAGTTTAAAACGATACCAGAATCTATCCTGATTCCTGTTTTCGGCGGTATCGGCTTGTTGCAGTTGGCCTCGATGTACTGGCAGACGTACAAGGGGAACGTCTTTTCAGGCTATCTTCTGCTGGTGTCGGCGTTTATCTGGTATCTGACGGCTCAGGCGTTTTGGGGAGCGTTTCCGCCTGCTCATACAGGCATGGTCATTCCGCCGATTCTTGCTTTCTTGTGCCTATTGGCTGGCAATAACTCACTTAAATTCTTGTTTTCGGGCGAAAAACTGAAAGACGGCCTAAAGGGGGAATGATGGATTTTTTTCAATTTGGCTACCTGTTTGCCATAGGGGGCGGCATTGTCGGCAGTGCGTGGTCGAGTATCAAAGACCATGACACGGTTGTTTCAAGCGCGTTTGAGGCGGTTGTATCGGCAGTGGCAGCGGCGGCGGTAGTGGAGCGGTTTTTGATGGTAAATCAGGTATGGACTTGTGCTATCGCCGGCGCGTTTGTCGGTATTTTGACAGGCCATGCCATGGATACCGTTAAAACCCTTGCCCCAGGCTTGATGAAGAAGTGGGTCAAGAAAACGGCTGACAAATTTATCGATAGTAAAGAGTAACGACAGGTCGTCTGAAATCAGACGGCCTTTTTTAATGGAGAAGTAAAAATGCAAATCACTGAACACTTTAGTTTAAAAGAATTGACACGCAGCGAATCTGCACGCCGTGCCGGTATTGAGAACAAGCCATCATCTGCTGAAATGGACAACATCTATTACACGGCGCAACAGCTTGAGAAAATCCGCGCCTATGTTGGCCGCGGAATCATCGTTACAAGCTGTTTCCGCAGTGAGCGCGTAAACAAACTTGTAGGCGGTAGCGCAACGTCCGCCCATCGTTTCGGCTTGGCGGCTGACTGTGATGCTATTGGTTTGACCTCTTTGGCATTTGCGAAACTCTTAATCAAGATGCGAGACGAGGGCAAACTGACCTTTGATCAGTTGATCCTTGAATTTCCTGAGCGTGGCGATGGCGCGTGGGTGCATGTAGGTTTTCGCCGTAACAGCCCAATGCGTAACCAAATCATGACGGCAACCAAAAAAGGCGGGAAAACCGTCTATTTGCCTGGCTTGCACGTTTAAGGAGTAGCCATGAATCCTGTCGAATTTCTGAAAGCGCGTATCGCCGAATGGGAAGAAAAGCGCAAACAGGCAAGCGAAAACGCCGATTTTAAAGCGTTTGAATTTGCTGAAAGCGAGATTAAAAACTACAAAGCGATGTTGAAAACCTATGAACAGCCTGCTTAAAAACTGGAAACTGATTCTGATCGCGGCTTGTTTTGTGCTGATTGTGGGCGCGTGGCAATACGACCATGCCGCCCAATACCGGCGCGGACGTGATTCAATGGCGGCGGAAATTTCAGGCCGTCTGAAAGATGCCGCGATTGAGAAGGCAAAGCAAGACCGCGAATTGTCCGCCGCGTATCAGTCGGGTAAAGCGGTGCGAGAAGAAAAGGAAAGGGTGCGTTATGTTCAAGTGCAGAAGATTGTTGAAAAGCCTGTGTTTCGGAATACCTGTCTTGATTCTGATGGGCTGTCAGTCATCAACGCCGCCATTACCGACGGCAATTAAACCGCCTTCCGACCTTGTGCAACCATGCCCGAACCTGCCTAAACTTGAGGGCGGAACAGGCGCTGATGTGTTGCCGTGGTCGTTGCAAGTCATCGGCTTGTACAACGATTGCAAGGCGCGGCACAAGGCGTTATCTGATACGTTTAAGTAAACAAAGGCCGCCTGAATCTAGGCGGCCTTTTTCTCATTTACTCTTTACATATTCCAACAGCTTCAGCCATTTGGTGTGAGGCATGTTGGCGTAACTTTTCAAATTCGGGCTTGTTTCCCATTTTTGGGCGGTTTTCAGCGTTGATTCAGTTATATCGGCTACTTGTTGCTGTGTCAGCCCATATCTTCGGCGCAATGCCTTTAGGTTTGCCGGCGTGTAACCAAGCTCAAAATTCTCAATCATACAAATCCCCATCTTCAGATAACATTAAATCGTCTGCTGTGATTTAGTCTATTGAGTTTATTACAATACAGCTACAACAACAGGGTTTCGTATTACCCATTCACCGTTGTCTTCGCCAGCAGCAGCTGAATCGCCTTTAATCAAAACAAAATTCTGGCCAACATAACTATGGTATACATTTGCTTTCACACCGAAATGCTCACAGGCATCACGGCCAAGACATTTAATTGTGCGAATAACAGCTTCTTCGGTCAAATCTTTAATTCCCATAGTGCTGATTCCGTCTAACTCTTCTTCGGTTTTTTCGCCGTCAACCCAAACAAATGAATTACTCAACTCTTCGCCGGCTGAATGTTCTTCAGTGGTGGCGCGAATACCATAAAAAGCAAAGCAGTCATCGTCGTTTTCAATAATGTTGATGATTTTTTGAATTTCGTTCATTTTATTTGCCTCTCGCAGTAGATCCATGTGTGTATATTACCTCTTTATATGAGGTATTGCAAGATGTTTTTGAAAATATTTTTATTTCATTTGCACCTTTTTTGCACCTTTTTTTATAAAATTTTTTCAAATGTTTGATTTATAGATTAATTTAATAAAATATTGCATTACCCTGCATGGGGGC